TGGTTTAACAGAATCAACTTTTTCAGCAGTTTTAGCATAAAGCATATCTTTAATTTTATCACTAACTTGAGATGCACTTCCATCTTTTGCCAACAAATCCAATAATTCGTCCATATTCTTAAGAAATAATTATGTTAGTATTTAGGTATTTATATCTCCCCTCCCTTGGGAACAATATTAGCATCAAATTCTGCAGCACCTGCTGCCAAATCTGGTTCTAGTACTGGATCTCCAAGATCTCCCATTGCACCTGGTTCTCCAGGCATTCCTTCTGGTTCAGCAGTAGGATCAGGTATTTTTCCATCCTCAATTTCCTGTTTAATAATATCATCCTGCTCTAATATCTCTCCATCAGTTTGACGTAGGATATTCTTACGAACATAATTTTGTGAATAGTAAACTCCAACATAAGGTTCTGCACTTGCAAGAAGATTTAATCTTTCTGTCTGCAACTCTGCCTCCTTAAGTTCTGCGAAATGATTATCATATAAGAAGTCATATTGTATATGCTCACTCATTATCTCCCAATCTTCAGGAGTTACTATATTTTTAAGTAGTAATTGAGTCTTCAGCATATCATTGAACATATTGCTGAATCTTTTTCTTAATCTTCCTACAAACTTACTAAATTTAACTTCATCTCTTAGTATCTCTGATGATCTACCTAAATTAAAACCACCATCTCCTTCCATTCTAGATGAAGGAACGTTTAATGCCTTATAAAGTTTGCTTTGGAAATACTTAATATCAGTTATTTCTCCAAGATTTTGACCACCTGGAAGTGTAGTTATCTCAGTACCTCTACCACCTTCACGTCTAGGAAGCCAGAAATCCTCTAGCATAGACATATACTTTTTATCATCTCTAAGTTCACCAGTTTTTGCATCATAAACTAACTTGTTACGATATCTCATCATAACATCACGCAGATATTGCTCTGCTTTCATCTTAGGAAGATTACCTACATCAATATAAAAAATTCTTCTTTCTGGTGCACGAGATAATCTGTAGATAACAAGACTATCCTCAATCATTCCTAATTGATTAAGTGCCTTAATTGCTTTATGTAAATATGATAAAACTAATCCTTTATTTCTATCTACAAGACCCGAAGTACAATAGGTGATTGAATCCTTTGACATCGGAATGGCTTTATCAGTATTACCGCCATATGTTGGACCAATTTGTGGACCATTTAACTGAGAAGATGTATTTGGATTATAAAGAAAATACTCATCAATCTTAGGGAAAGGATATCTTGAAACGTCTTGTCCTTTTCCTAAACTATCTAGATATTCATCACCATTACTCTTATCTTTCTTCTGTAATTTTCTAATATAACGCATTTTAACTGCGTCAATATATCTTAATTCTTGAATCCCATCTTGTGGATTCTTCATATCAATAACTTTATTATAATATAATCTTCCGTCTACATACCAATTCCTATAAATCTCATGTGATTTTCTATCGAAATCTAATAAGTCTAATATAAATTTAAATTCTTCTCTAATCTTTTGCTTTATAGAATCACTTGCATTTAAATTTGAAAGATCAACCTGTACAGGAACATCATTTGTATCTGAAACAATTGCTTCATTAACAATATCTTCAATGGCACTATCCACTTCTGGATAAAGTGCCATTTCTCTATATCTTCTTATTAAATCGGTTTCGTTTCTATAGACACCTTCAATATCTACATATGAACCATAAAAGCCAGCACCAGACGTTGTAAAATAATCAACCCCGTCCTCGTCATTTTCGGGGACAGGGGAGACTACGCCTTTCGGCTTTTGTTCTTCATCCTCTATAGAAAATCCAAAGAGTTTTGCCATAATATTTTATAATAGACTTTACTGTTCCTACTATTTAGTAGGATTGTAATTGCCTTTAATTAATCAACGGTTATTCCTTGAACTGCTGACCAGTATTGGACTTGGAATTCAACTGTGTATTCTTCAATAGTATCAGTAGAGTCATAAGAAAGATCTATTGTAGAAACATTAGTTGGGAAAATATCAAAGAAGTTGTATCTTCTTAATTCAACTGATGAAGTACCAGTTGTATTTCCAGTAGATTCAATTCCTAATCCAGCACCATGACCCAGTTGAACTACATTTGCATCAGTCATATAAGACTGTGGATTTGTAGCACCAGTATTGTTATCTAATTTAGAAATTCCATTCATCCAATCTTCCATATGATTTCTGATTATGAAATCTTCATCATTAATAACAGTGATTGTCCAAGTATCAACTGTTCTATCTCCAGCAACTTTCAATATTCTTCCTCTAAAAGGAACATCAATATTTGCAATATTTGATGCTGGCAATGCAGTAGCCTTGCACAAGAACTGCAATTTACTTGCAGCACTTGCACCAGCACTTCCTGCGTCCCAACCAGAACCATTAGTAGCGGCGGTTGGTAAACTTGGTATACTAACTTCGAATAAATTCGGCCTCGCACCACCACCTGCCAGTTTGGTCTTGAGATCCGTGATCGTCTTTAAAGTCATTGTTCTTTAATCCTCCTGTGGTTATTTAGATGGTAATGCTTAAACTCGACCTGCCACTTCTTCGAAGCTAACACCAGTACGTGTAGCAACAAAGGTAAGTGTCACATAATTAATTGATTTAGCAGGCTTCAGGAAGATGTCTGCTCTGAATTCATTGTTATCAATAATATCAGGTGTGTTATTAGTCTCATCACAAATAACTAGGAATCCATAGAGACCACGTTTTGCTTCAATATCACGAAGATATGGTTGAACAATATTCACAAAGTTTGCTCTTGTGATATCATCGTTCAATTCGAAGAGTTGTGCTTTAGCAGCATTCTCAAGTGCTTGTTCAATTGTAAGGAATAAGCGACGAACGTTAATTCTATCGAATGCAGACGCATAACCCAATCCAGTCTTATCACCGAAGAGCAATACACCTTGACCAGGAGAATTAATTACGGCATTAATTCTTTCTGGATATAGTAAATCTCTCTCATCCTTATCAGGATTGTATGCAAGTTTGATAGCGTTGTTAAGAACACCTCTTTGCTGACCTGCAGGAGAGAACCAAGGATATGCTTCAACATTTGTTCTTGCCATCAATCCAGCAACGTCTCCATTAGTTGGTATCCAACGGAATGCGTTATTGAATCTATCGTACATATACTTATATCCAGTATCGAATACAGCATAAGAAGAAGATGCAATTGGTGAATAGAACCCAAGAACATTATTTGTTTGTGTTGTTGAGTTTGTAAGATTAACAACATTTCCTCTATAAGGAGATATTGTAGTCATACAATCTTTTCTTGCCTCACAAAGGGCAATTAATTTATTTGCTTTTGCTTGTGTTTCTGCTTCAGTAGATGCACCAGGACCCATGATTAGGAAATCGACTGCTTCATCATCTTTATTACTATAAAGATTGTAAGAAGTTATCAAATTACCTAGGGTTGCTGTCATTCCTCCACCAGAACCATAATCTTCACCACCAGCAAGAGTAAGTGAAATAGGTCCAATAGAGGTAAAGTTAACTCCCTGTGCTTCTTGTCCCCAAAGACCACCTGCTCTAGTGACTTGAGTAAAGTCTGTTGAGAAACCAGATGCTACAGGACCAAATCCCCAGTATGAATCCCAACCAGAAGATGGGTTCTTACCAGCATAAACATATTCAGAGAACTTAGCAAGATAATCTTTATAGTAGCTCTTATCAGGAGAAATTAGATTATCGGTAGCATCAGATGCCTTAGAAAGATTGAGATGCTTCTCAAGAATATTACCTTGAATACCAGTAACTGTTCCTTCATCATCTACAACTACAACGTGTAGAGTATCATTCTTTCCTTGTCTGTCTAATGCATATTGACTTGAAACTGGTTTAGGAGCAATTGCCTTCCAGTAAACATTACTATTCTTAAGACCTAATGTTTGCTGATCATACCAGTCAACCTGTGTAGCAACACTCCAAGTAGCACCTGCTACTCCGTTTGCAACACCTGTATTAATACCAGAAGAATTAACAAAGTGAATTGAATCACTTACTGAAAGTGATCTGTTTCCATCTAACTTAGCATAAGTTACTGGAGTTATTGTTCCACCAGCAGCAACTCTATTTGTTATCTTAACATCAACTGTACTTGTTCCATTCGTAGAATCGGTTGATACACCAGCAACAATACCCTGAAGATATCCATTAAAGTTTGAAGTACTACCTGTTCCTGGAAGAACTGCATTTGTTAAAGCAATAGTAACACCATTACCAACAACAGCACCAGCAGCAGAAAGACTTGTTGTATTAATACCAATTCTTTGATCGGCAAAATCGTCAATTGCACAAACCTTAAGTGAATTTAAATATCTACCTGGTGTTTTACCAGAAAATAACCATGCTTGACTGTCATTATCATAATTTTCTAGATAATCGTCATAATTTTTAATTTTTATGCTATCTGTAGAAGCATATCCTGCTGCAGCATTTGCATTATTTAAATCTGTGTCGTCAGTTCTAGCAACTTTTAATACGCCACCATAACTTAAATAGCTTGCACCTGCCAACCAATATTCATACTGTCTATTAGTACTTAATGGTGGACCAAATGTGTCTGTGAGTTGTTGTTCTGTATTAATTTGAACAACTTCATCAACTGGACCAAACTGGAATGGACCTGCAATAGCCCCAATTGTATCCTGTACATTATCAGCTCTTCCGACTGTGAGATCAACTTCCCTGACCAGTAGTCCAGGAGATAATTGAGGAGTCGCCATGTTTTTTTCTCCTTGATAATCTTAAAACCTAAAAATATTTATCAAAAGGTACTTCTTCAGTGGGGAAACACTACGTGAACATTACCAATCTGGATAATTCCAATCACATATTTCAGTCTTTAATTTTCTTGTATTAACTATTCTTCTTACAGTACATACTTTACATTCATAAGAATATGAGGAAGGTAAAGCACCTCTATCTTTACGAGTTCTATAGAATCCTTCTATTAAATTCTTAGTTTCTTTACAAACTCTACAAGTTCTCTCGGATAATAATAGATGACCTAATTTTATCTGGCTATCTATTTCCATTACCTATATTCCCACATGTACGAACGATCTCCATACTCATCTGTTTTCCAAACATCACCTTCACCATCCACAAAAGTATCTCCATCTAATCCAGTTTCTATAAAACCAAAAGGAGACATATCTTGTTCTATTTGATTTTTTTGATCTTCATATATCCGTTTTCTTACATCTTGATCAGTTAATTCTTTAAAATAATCTTGAGCAACTAACCATGCATATATTACAAGACACATTGCAAGATCATCATTACATCCTTCTTCTGCCTCAAATGAATTATGTTTTTGAATAAATGTAGTTAATTCACTAATAATCTCATAATCATTAAATACAACTTTATCTTCTTCAATTAATGTTTTAAGATTTAGTGAACCAACCTTTTTAACTGTCTTAGACATCTTCACTCCAAGTTGTGTTTTCTTTCCAGAAAAACCTTGTCCTACAATTTGTCCTGCTCTTCCTCTCATAGAACACATTAATACATTCTCATACTCCAAATCATATTGAAGAATAGATGCAACTTGATCACCT